AATCGATTTGAAGGCCATCAGGCTCTCGCCGTTCGGCACGCCTTCCGCACGCTCGATGCGCTGCCAGCCGCGAAGCGACAGCCCGAGTGCAGCGGCCATCTCCTGCTGATTGAGGTTCATTTCCTTCCGAAGCGCCAACGCGCGTTCGCCGATCAGATGATCGTCGCTCAATAGCACCACCAGACAAGCCTTTTCTGGCTTGCCAACAAGCCAGAAACTGCTTATTCCTATCTTTAGCAGCCTGCTTTGGCGGGCTGCGATTGCTCACTACCGATCAACAAAAAGCGGATGCGCGAACATCCGCTTTTCGAGGAGTACCAAATGGCCAAGCCCCGAAAGTGGGACCGTCACGCCATCCTCGGCGAACTTCGTCGCCGAGGAATGACACTAACGCGCCTCGCCGAGCTGAACAATGTCAGCCCGGGCGGTTTCCGCACCATTTGGAAGCGCCCGAACAGCAACTCCGAGGCGATCATCGCTGACTTTCTCGAAGTTCCTGTGGAAGAGCTGTTTTCAGACCGGTACCCGAAGACCCGAGCCACCGTTCTGGCCCCGCAGTACCTCGACGAGACGAAGCGGAGCGCAGCATGATCAACGTGACGCGCCCTCCGCGCTGTTCTAGCCTTTACCATCCGGTACCGGCCCCTTTGGCCGACCGGCAGAGCCAATCCGCTCCGGCTGTCCAGTCGCTCGTCGACCGCGTCACCTCGCTTTTCTCCGCCATTGTGGCCTCCGTCACAACGCCGAAAAAGCCCGCGGGAATAGACGTCTCGAACCCATTCATTCCACCCTCCTCGCCAGTGTGCCGCGCTGCCGACGCAGCGCTTGTGTATTGGGTGGCGCTGCTCGGCTTTACGGCCGCGGCGATCGCGCTCGCACGGCAGGTGCTCTGATGAACCTGCACTCGCAAGCCGCGCTGCATGATGCTGCTTTCCATGCCGCTGTTCTCGCCGTGCGAGACGGCTTCCCGCACCTCGCGTTGCGGGACATCATCGACCCGCCGCATGAGTGGTTTGACGCCGCATTGGCTCGGCAGGTCGTCATCCACCTGATGGTTCACACCTTCCGCATTCCCAAGCGGCGCGTCGTCGAGCACCAGGACCGCTCTCGGGAGGCCATAAACCGGGCCCTCCGCACAATCGACGTCCGCCTGAACAGCCCCCGCTTCCAAGCCCACTACCGCCGGATCGAAGCGGCCGCGCGCGGCTCGCTCACGGCACGTATGGAGGATGCCGCCTGATGGCGCAGTTCAAGACAATATCAGTCGACGAGATCGCGATCCCGGAGCGCCTACGAGCTGTTGAGGTAGAGCACGCGCTCGCCATTGCTCAGAGCATCGTCGAGCACGGGCTGATCAATCCGATCACCGTCCGATACACTCCGAATGCGAAAGGCGGCAGTTATACGCTGATCGCCGGTGCCCACCGCCTGCGGGCGTTCGCGATCAACGACGAGCCCGAGATCGAGGCGCTCGTGATCGAGGCCGACAAAGACGAAGCACAACTCGTCGAGATCACCGAAAATCTGTTCCGGAACGACCTCTCGGTTATGGACCGCGCGATCTTCGTGCAGTCCTATCGGGATGTTTGGGAGCGGAGGAACGGCAAGATCGAGCCCGGCCGGAGGGGAAATAGTGCCAACTTGGCACAATTAATCCAAGACGAAGCAGAGGTCGGCGGCTTCGCCGAGCACGTCGCAGATCGCATGGGTCTGTCTCGGAGAACGTTCTTTCGCCTCAACAAGATTGCGAAAAACCTTCGGCCGGAGGTCCGTGCCGTCATCCGCGGCACGTCCGTCGCCGACAACCAATCGGAGCTGTTGAAGATCTCCAAGATGGAGCCCTCGCGCCAGCGGCAGCTCGCCACGGCATTTTCCAAAGAGAAGGATCTGAAGCGAGCTTTCGCCGAGGTGGAGGGAGCGCAGCCAAAGCCGGAACTGACCGACGAGGACAAGCACAACGTTTCGGTCGCTCGCCTGGAGAAGGCCTGGGAGGATGCCGACGAGGAAGCCTGCGTCGCGTTCTTGAAGAGCCTTCTGCATGCGCCAGATGGCATCCTTCCCGCCTTCGTCGAAGAGCACTTCGACGTCGAGGGTCCGGCAGCATGAAAACCGATCCTCACCAGCTCGATCTCTGGCGCGAACCGGTTTTCCCCAGCCGCACGCCAACTCAGTCGATCGACCTCGCTCGGTTCCGCGCAAAGCTGAAGCGGGCGATGGCGCAGGCCATCCGCGAGTGCCCATACGACCGGCAGACAATCGCCGCTCGCATGGCGCAGTATCTCGGCCTGCCATCTATCTCGAAGGCCATGCTCGACGCCTACACAGCGGAGAGCAAGAGCACCCACGACATCAGCCTCGCCCGCTTCAAGGGCTTCGTTCACGCGACCGGCGCCGTCTGGCTTTGGGACATGATCGTCTCCGAAGACGGCCTCCTCTTGCTGCAAGGTGACGAGGCGCGCCTCGCCGAAATCGCCCGGCTGCAGCAGGAGCAGCGTGAGATCGCCGCCAAGGTCAAATCGTTGATCTCGGTACCTGTCACCATCAAGCGCAGGGGGCGTTGATGGCAGCAAAGATCTCGATCGTAGGGCAGATCGCAGAGATCGACCGCGAAATGGCGATGCGCCAGCGCGTTTATCCGAACCAGGTGCGTGAGGGGAAAATGCGCCAGTCCGAGGCCGAGCTCTTGATCGAGCGCCTCCAGGCCGTTCGAGCCACGCTCATTTTCTGCAAGGAGAATGAGGCCGACATCCGCGAATTCATCGCCGCCAAGAAAGCTGGGAAGGCGGGTGACGCATGAAGGAGTGGTTCACTTTGGCCGAACTCCATGCACTGAAACTTCCAGGCCTGCCGCGATCCGAAGGAAGTCTCGACAATCATGCCCGCGCAAACTGGCGGGGCAACGACGGCACCAGCCGGAAGGTGGGCGGCAAGACGAAACCCGCATGGCAGTATCACATTTCGCTGCTGCCGGCCGAAGCGCGCTCGCGCCTCGCCGTCATCCATTCCGCTCCGGCCAATGACGACTGGGACGTTGACGCAGAAAAGAGGGCCGCCCTTTGGAAGCGCTATGAGAGCCTTTCACAGGAGCATAAAGACGCCTGTGAAGTTCGCCTCAACGTCCTCCTGGAGGTTGGCCGGCTGATCGACGCTGGTCTCAAGGCTACCGATGCCATCGCCGCGGCAACGCGCATCGCTGAGGTCACGAAAACCACCTACTACGAGTGGCGCAGTATGGTTGCCGGCCACGAGCGCCAGGACTGGAAGGCGGCCCTCGCCCCCGCACACGACACGGAAAGCCGTTTTGCGGAATGCAATCCTGTCGCCTGGGATCTTCTGAAGAGCGATTTCCTACGGCCGGAACGGCCGAGTTTCTCGGCCTGCTATCGCCGCGTGGAGAAGGTCGCCAAGCGCGAAGGCTGGATCATGCCATCCGAGCGCGCACTGCGCCGGCGCCTGGACAAGGAAGTCCCGCCCGAAGTGCAGGTGCTGGCACGCAAAGGCCACGACAAGCTGAAGGCGATCTACCCGGCGCAACGACGCCTGCGCGACATGCTTCACGCCATGCAGGCGGTGAACATGGATGGCCATCGCTTCGACGTGTTTGTGAAGCTCGCGGACGGTACCGTCACGCGCGTCTACCTGATCGCCCTGCAATGCCTCTACTCCGGCAAGTTCGTCGCCTGGCGGGTCTGTCTCAGCGAAAACTGGATCTCGGTGCGCCTGGTCATCGGCGACATGGTGGAGCGGTTCGGCATTCCTGAGCGGATCACGCTCGACAACGGCCGCGCGTTCTCCAGCAAGTGGATATCCGGGGGCACGCCAACCCGGTACCGCTTCAAGGTCAAGGATGAGGATGTTGACGGGCTCCTGACCACCCTCGGGGTCGAGCTGAAGTGGACCAAGCCTTTTTCCGGCCAGTCAAAGCCGATCGAGCGGGCCTTCCGCGACCTGACGGACGATATCGCCCGCCATCCTCGCTGTGCCGGCGCCTACACGGGCAATAAGCCCGACGCCAAACCGGAAAACTACGCGTCGCGCGCAGTGCCCTTTGATGAGTTCGTCGCCCATGTCGACGAGCAGATGATCGAGCACAACGCGCGTGCCGGCCGGAAGGGCGGGATCTGTAATGGCCGGAGCTTCGACCAGACGTTCGAGGACAGCATGGCCATGCCATCAACGATCGTTTCGTGGCCGACCCCGGCCCAGCGCTCGCTTTGGCTCTTGGCCGCCGAGGCCGTCCGCACCCGGAAAGGCAATGGCGAGATCCATCTGTTTGGAAACCGCTACTGGAACCCGGCGCTGTCCGGCCATGCCGGCCAGAAGGTTACCGTCCGGTTCGATCCCG